TTCCTTTGGAGTAAGCATAGACTCTGGACCAATCTTTAGTGTCTCCCAATCCATTTTAGAACTGAATGACTTCATAGACGCACTTCTCATCTTGACACAGTTGAAGGTTACACACTGATCTTCTTGTTCCCAAGTTTCTAGTGCATAGGCGGCATCTGCTGCATCGAGTATGCCTTTTGCGAATCTTGCTTCGCCTGTTGCATCAGTTTGGTACGGACTGAACACTGGCACTTCAAATTCCTGTGCCATAGATTTCAAAGCCTTACTGACTTCGATTTGTTCTGTCCAATCGTACTGACCACCACGCGAAGGAAGACTCGAACGTTTTACTTGGTTAATATAATCTACGATAACAACGCCCACGTTTAAGCTCTTGACCTTTTTGTCAAGCTCTGCACGTATCTTTGCTAAAGTTAGTGAAGGATCATAAATCACATCCAACTGCTGAGTCGGGAGAAGCTCGCAGTTGGTTGTGAGTTCATGATGAAACCTATCAAAGTCTCGATTAGATTTATACTCTTTCAAACGCTCTTGTCCTTCAGAGAAACGATTAGCCCACCATCCTGCTACACGCTCCCACTCAATCACACTAAGGTTCTTAGTTCTTAGTCTAGCGAATGGAATCCCCGTAGCGATGGCACAGCATCGTTGTAGAATGGATCTGCTATCCATTTCTATAGTGAAAAACATAGCAGACTTGCCTGAATTAAAAACATTGTTTGCAATGTTAGAACAGACAACGGATTTACCCGCCCCTCGTTTACCACCAACTAGAATCAAATCTCTAGGAGAGAATTGAATCTCATGGTCATACTCAGTATTGAGACCGAGAGGCAAGTAATTTCCTAGTTCCTCATCATCTTCAAACAGAGTAATACGTTGCATACTATCCTGTGGTCGTTCTAAGTCTACTTTTTCTTCGACATCTAAAACTATTTGGTGAAGATGAGCAACAGACTCATCAGCATCCTCAAAGGCTACTGACTTATCCACGTACTCTTCCAGTGAGTCAAGTATCTCTTTTTGAGCGTACTCATTTTTTAGGTACTCTAGGAGCATAAAAGCATCTGCATCTACCTCAACGGCTTCGATTGCAAATAACTTTTCCCTTACTCCACTATCACGGATTTCATACTTTAAGTCGTCAAAGGTGGGCATTTTGTGATATTTTTCACAATGATGGTCTATGATACCATACAAAGAATGATACTCCGTAGGTAAATAGTTCTTGCGACAGCTAGTCCAGGTCTCAAAGTCCTGTAGCTCAAGCACTTGCTTTATAAGAGCACTAGCAATATTCAATCAAAATTCCCCCGAATTGACGAAAAAAAGCCTCTGAAACCAATCAGAGGCTTGTTGTTTAACAACTACTTACGCAGTTGCTTTTTCTTTCTTTGCAGCACCATCGTAGTCGGCAGCAACCAAACCACGACGAGTCAACATAGTTTTAACGCCACGAGCAGTCTTGTCGATCGCAGTAGCGATTTCTTCGACAGTCATACCAGAAACGTCACCAAGATCAGCTAAAGGATCGGCTTTAGAAGCGCCTTTAGTTTCTTTTTGCTTTGGAATAGCAACGATAGCTTCGGCACGAAGTAAGCTAAGAGCTTTACCACGAACACTGTTTACAGTTTTGCCAAGAGCGTCTGCGATTTCTTCAACAAAAGAACCGCCATTAACCATTTCTACAAAAGTAGCTTCTTCAGCATCAGTATAAGTTTTAACACTTTCTGGCTTAGGAGCAGGTTTAACGTGATCAGTCAATTCCATAGACAAGATTTTGCCTTGAATAGACTTAGGTGAGAAGGCACCGCCTTCAAAGTGTGCAGCGATATCAGCATAAGTATACTGACCGCTGTTGTCAGAAACAAAAGATGCTAAAGTAGCTTCTTGAGCGTCTGAGAACGCGCGAGAGGCAGATGCAGAAGCAAGTTCTACGTCAAAGCCCATTTTGCGAAGTTTGCTAGAAACTGAACGAGTCGAAGTTTCTAACTGGTCTGCAGCTTGTGCTACAGTTGATTGAGATACAGGAGACTCGTCACCTACGAAAGATGTGAGTTCAGCTGTACGCTCGTCTGTCCATTTTGGTAATGCCATTATTATTTCTCCAAGAAATCTAATAGATTATTTATGATTTGAATGCCCTTATCTCGAGCAGATTTAGTTTTAGCGGACTCAATACCACTCTCATTAACTAGAATAGTAACGTCTCGCGTTAGAGAACCTTTTACAGTATAGCCTTGTTGTTGTAACATCTCTGTGGCTTCAGCTTTGGTTTTATAAGATTTTAACTTGCCTGAGATACATACTACGCCTTTATTGGCTACTGCAATAGGTTTTTCAAACTTGAAAGAGAATGGATGTTGTAATAGTTCATGTCCATGCGCTGCCAAGTACTGAAGTAAGTTTTCTGTAGCTTTTGGACCAAGCCCTGCTTCAGCACAGGTCTCTGGCTCTATATCTCCCAGTCCATCACAAACAGCAGACAGCTTTTTAGCTGCTGTGTTTCCAATAAGTGGAATAGATAAAGCAGGTAAAACTACATTCATTGGAACACCACGAGACTTCTGAATCTCAGCAAAAACTTTCGCACCTATTTTCTCAGAGTCCAAGAGAAGAACCAAGTCATCTAGAGTTAGCAAGTACAACTCTCGTGAAGTTGTGACCCGTAATTTCTGGATAGCTTTTGGTCCAAGCCCCTTGATCTTGAGGGTCTTTGCAAAATGCTCTAGCCTTTTGTGAGTTTGTGAAGTACAAGAGGTGTTTCTACAAAATAAAAGATTATTTACGACATCAAGCACCGAGCCACATGAGGGGCAACTTGTTGGAGCTTGTATTATTTGCATAGTCGTTTCCTTAATTTTGAAAAGATATTATAAGTAATTTTAAGATAAAAGTCAAGAACTATTTTTTTCTTGTTTACCATAAGTTAATTTGAAGCCCACATCGAGTTCCAGACATAACAGGGGCAACTCTGTGAAATTTTGATATATCAAAAACTACTATTCGATTATATACTGGCTGGATCCTTTCTACTTCTAGACCCTGCTGTATCTCTAAATACCCACCTTCTATATTATGGGGATATCCATACCATACTGCACCCGCTTTGGGGAAAATTAGCTTGTTATGTCTAGTTTCCTGATACTCATCTTTATCTTGATGCCACTCTAAGTTATGACCTTTCCAAGTTATATTAGCCCAATACTCAAACTTTTCGTATGGTTCTGTCTCCCAGAAAGTATTTTTTACGTTCCATATTAAAGATTCTAGGGCTGCATATTTTACACTATCATCTCTACCATCCCAGGAACGCATACCCAATCTTTTTATATTTTTCCACATATCATAACTAGAAAAAACATCTAGTATTTCTTTGCTAGATACAAAATTATCTATAACAATCATACTCGTCTTACTACTCTTGGGATTATCTCTCCAGACCTTATGATTTCTACTTTACAACCTATTTCGAGATCCAACTCTCTTATGTAGTCCATGTTGTGCAGAGTTGCTCTAGATACCCAAGCATCTCCAACTTTAACAGGTGATAGGATTGCAACTGGGCTTACTACACCCGACTTGCCTACTTGCCATGTGACATCGTCTAGTGTAGTTACTACTCCCTTTTGTTTCTCTTTGAGAGCGAACGCACCACGAGGGTGCTTTGCTGTAAATCCACGAGCAAGAAAGTCGTAAGTATCATTGATACGATAGACTAGACCATCTTTTGGGAGGCCGTCTGTCATATGAGTATGCACAGTATTGAAGCCCTGATCTTTTAGAAACTCCATACGAACTTGCCATGTATCTCCATACTCAACATCACCCATGAAGTCACCATCATCTTCTAGCCCATGAGCATAGAAAAGTATTTCTCTGTCCATAAACTCACTGATGTTCTTTAGATTCAAAGCACCTGCGGCATAATTTCTAGCATTTTCAATTGTTTCAGGAGCTACTATCTCTCCCGTAACTTGAACTATACCCTGAAGCCCTATTGTGTTAGGAACAAGGTGAAGCATCTTATCTAAGATGTCTCTACCATGAATACCATCTCCGCGAGTCAAAGCTCCTTGTAGGCTACCATTCACATAAGTCAGAGCAACTGCTGCACCATCAAGTTTCACACTCAATACTACATTTGTACCCAGAACTCCGAAAGGAGAGTCTAGAATATCAAAACATTTCTGTAGAGAATACATTTGATAAGTGTGGCGAATGCCATCGGTAGGTGTATATCCAACATCATGATAGTTGTGCAACTCTGCCAGTCTATCAAACTGATCGTCAGTAAGAAAGGGGTCACCGCCTTCATAGTATGCTTTGCAAGCATTATCAAGTAAATTTTTCATAGTTTCCTCTATTAATTTTTTATGAGAGTATTATATCGAAAAATTGAGGAAATGTCAAGAACTATTTGTATATATCCTCTATGAGTTCAGAGAAATGTTCTTTGATTACGTCCTTGGCTTCTGCAAGAGATAAAATTTCTACCAACCCCGAAAAGAGCTCTTTAGAGTTATTGAAGTCTATAGGCATGGTTACACCTTCTTTGGAGGGCATCCATTCTTCAGTATAGAAGTCTAGAAAGTATTTTCGTAGTGCAAGATATTCTATACCCCTAAACTCGCTTACTGTAAGGCGTACTTGAATTTCTTTTACAGCGTCGTAATGGATTACCCGCTCATACTTCTCGGGTGCTTGATGAATTTCCATACTACTTCTCGTTTTTAAGAATAGAGGCTAAAGGTACTACAGAGGTTACATTCTGTGGCTTAAGTAAGCGATACGAATCGGTATCCCAGCAAAAAAATAAAAGATTTTCTTTTGATTCTTTCGCTCTGTTTCTTTTTGTTTTTATATACGGTGTACTAAAATCCAATGTACATACATTGTACTTCAACTTATTTGAGTTCTCACTTCGATAAGTAATTACTGCATCACCATACTCGGTAACCAGTTCTTTTAATTCTTGCTTCTTCACTTTAACTCCTTTGGTAGCATTTGGCAACAATAATTACGGATGTACATACTCTTTGGTCATTCGTGAAGATGTGAAAAAACTAGGGAGAGTACTCTCCCTAGTGATTTCGAATTAGTAAATTATTTAGTCGGCGACTGCTGTTAATACTTTTGTGAAATACTGAGCAGCTTTACCAGTCAATTTACTGACAACGTCTTCGTCAACATCCTGACCCGCATCAGTGATAGCTGCAACCAGCGCATCCTGTGCTGCTTGCTTAGAGACACGAGTGCCTCCAGTAGAACTACCAGAAGATTTGGTAGCAGGAGTTTTCTTAACGTAGACACCAGCTTTAGTAAGAATCATACGGACACCATTAGGTGACTCACCGAGATCATCGGCAATTTGCTTTACGATTTCCATGCTAGTTTCAGGTGTGGGGTTTGCGTCTGTGTAGCTTTCTATAGCTTCAGCTTTGCTTTCGTCTGTCCAAGGCATTGGTCTTTTTCCTTTGTATTTGAGTTGTTGT